CATTCCTTGTTCTCCTGATTCTGCTGGTGCACGCATGTTCTTGGGCAGTACTTCAGGCTCCTCCGTGGTAAAGCGAGTCTCATCGTTCGATGGATCTGTTGGAAGGCCTGGGTCTACTGTGTCTCCGAAATTGACGACTATTCCGGGTTTTCGGTTGGTGAATGAAAAAGTGCCATCGACGTCTATGGCAGCGCCCATTGTATAGTACTGATAATTCAAAGTACTATAGTCGATCAGGTTGTAACGTGGGCGCACGTGCAACACTGCTTTGCGAATACTGTTAAACGTATTCGGTCCGTGGAAGTATGCAGCTCTGAGAACAGAGTTGCAGTTGTCTTCGCATAGTTTTTCGACGTTCTCGGTCTTGTTTTTGCGGATCCAGTTGATGGGTTCAACCATATCTGCAAATTGCATCATTGGGACATACCGGTCGCCCTGACGGCGGAAATAACACTTGAGGAAGGTACACTCCTCTAGGTTACGGTGTTGTACAACTCCGGTGTCCTTTGATGCTGTTGTGATTTCGATGCCGTTGTCAGCAAAGAATTGTTTGATCCTCCCGAACGTCATGTATTCGAGTAGGACCGTTGAGAGTGTCATCAGTAAATCATCCCCGTACACTTTGAACCGCACTAGTTCCCAAAAGTGCTTGTTCGTGGCCAGTGAGGCGGGTACAAGGCTCATGTAGGCGCAACCTACATAAAGCGTGTTGATGATGTTGTTGATCCAAACCGTGAGGTTAGACCCTGATGATGTTGCCATAATAGCAATGATGAAATTCTTAAAATAGTGACGAGGTCGCGCATCACTAAGTAAAAAATTTCGTCTGAGTTTGCTAAGATGGGGCTGTCCGATTGAGTCCGCCAAGCGCACAAGAAAGAGTCGTGCTGCTGTGGTGGCGTGGAGATCCGCCTTGGAATCGAAATTGCTGTAATCGAAATCCATGGCGTTCTTCCCTGTTCCAACTTCATCCATGTATTGTCCCATCAGGTTCCACTCGATTGACCCACGATCCATCCCCACTGCAAACGGGGTGTGTTGTCGTGTCTGTGTCAAGTGTGAAACTGCTGGTAGAAACAAATACCTCCCAAGAATAGTGGAGGTCATGGGCGCAATAGAAAAAACACGGGTTTTACCCATGTCTGCCTTTGCTATTGGTCTTCGTTCATCCTTGAGTGTGTCAAGATACACGGTGTCAGGCTCGCGATCGTGTAACAAATCATCGACAAGTTTGTCGTAGTCTGCTTGCAATCGTGGGCCCATCACGTATTTCTCGCCCTGCTTCTCAAGGAGGTCAGTCTTGCGCAAGCCTTCCAGACAGTATGGTAATCCAGGTGAAGTGGATAAGTCCAAACTATCGATGTAAGGGTATTGCGGGTCGCCATTGATCGCCATGTCAATGGTCATTTCTGAAGGTTTCACTGATGGTAATGCTTGAGGAGAAACTCTCTCAAACAAACCATTGGAAACATACTGGAGCGTTGGGATATCCATGCTCGCTAGTATCTTCTCGTACTTGTTAACACCACGTGTATACGGGTCAACAACTACTCCGTCCTTCACAAAAGGTTGTAGGTGGGCTGGCTTTGTTATGGCCTGGAACACCCTGTTGTGAATAGGTGACGGGAGAAGCTTCGTCTTTGATGGGGGTAAGAACTTCCTCTTCGTCTTCTCGAGGATCAGTATCTCACCTTGCAGTCCGGATTGAGCGACTGCGTTTTCCAGGGGGAGGCCAGAATCGTACTGAGTTGGAGTTCTCTCTAGTACGACCTTGTCGCGCTTCAGCTGCATGATGTGAAACAGCAATTCGTCGCGCGTCAATATGGTACCACATGAGTCTGAGCCAGAT